AAGTGGTACAAACGGAACTTACACAAACATTCCTATTAGAGGTGATGGTACTAATGCTAAAGTTACTGTTATAATCGGTGGTAATGCTGTTACTTCTGTTACAGTTACAAACGTAGGTTCAGGTTACACTTACGGTTATATTACTATTGCAGATATCGTTGCTGCTGGTGGTTCTGGTTTAACAGGAACAGAATTGGATGTTATAATTGAACCAAAAGGCGGCCACGGTTTTGATGCTGTAACAGAATTGGGTGGATACTTTGTAATGATGAATACAAATTTACAAGGTTCAGAATTAGCTAACAGCGCTGATTTTGTTACTGATAACGATTTTAGAAAAGTTGCTTTAATAAGAGATCCTAAATCAGGTGGTGTAGCTGCATCAACAACTACATTAAGAGGAACTAAAGCACTTAGATTTGCTGCTTCTCCAACTCCAGGAACTTTCCAAGTTGATGAAAAAATAACACAAGCAACTACAGGAGCTGTAGGAACAGTTGTTAGTTGGGATTCAACAAACAGAATTTTATATTACATACAACCAAGATTCACTAATGAAGGTGTTGACAGTAATGGAAATAAAACAGCATTTTCAGGAACTTACGGCATAACAGGAGCAACATCAAGCGCTACTGGTACACCATCAAGTGCAACTGAAACTGTTAATAACGTTTCTTTTACTTCTGGTTATTCTGATCCTGAAATAGATATTCATACTGGTGATGTTTTATATATTGAAAATAGAGCACCAATAACAAGAGCATCAGACCAAACTGAAAATATTAAATTAATAATTGAGTTTTAAGGAAAGATATGCCAAGTCCAACAGACTTTAACCTTTCGCCTTATTTTGATGATTACGATCCTACGAAAAAGTATCATAGGATTCTTTTCAGACCAGGATATGCAGTACAAGCGAGAGAGTTAACACAGTCTCAAACACTATTACAAAATCAAGTAGAGAGATTATCAGATCATCTTTTTGAAAAAGGTGCAATGGTTATTCCTGGTGAAATTGGATTTGATTTAAATTACTCGGCTGTAAAACTTACTTCTAAAACTTTTACCTCAGTAACAGATTACGTTGGTTTAGTATTAACTGGTGCAACATCAGGTGTAGTTGCTACTTGTGTTAACGCTGTTGTAACTGATGGTACTGATCCTGATACTTTATTTGTAAAATACAGTTCTACAGGAACAAATAATACTTCTGTTTCATTTACAAATGGTGAAACTATAAATGCTACTACATCAGACAATCCAACTATTTTAGCAACAGCTGTTGTTAATTCTACTGCTGTAGGTTCTGCTGCTAGTATTGCTAATGGTTCTTATTATATTAATGGATTTCATGTATCAGTAATTGCACAAACTATTATTTTAGACAAATATACAAATACACCAAGTTACAGAGTTGGTTTAGAAATTACAGAATCTTTTGTAACACCAAATGATGATCTTTCTTTGAATGATAATGCTCAAGGTTCTACAAACGTAAATGCACCAGGCGCTCATAGATTTAAAATAGATTTAACATTATCTAAAAGAGCATTAACATCAGTTGATGATGCAAACTTTGTAGAATTGTTAAGATTAAAAAATGGTATTAGATCAAATCAAGTTACTTCTACTGCTTACAGTGTTTTAGAAGATACATTAGCAAGAAGAACATATGATCAAGCTGGCGATTATACTGTAAAAGATTTTGATATAGATGTTAGGGAACACTTATTAGAAGGAGATAATAGAGGTATATATTCATCAGGTGATGGAGGAGATGCGACAAAATTAGCTTTAGGTTTAGCACCAGGAAAAGCATACGTAAAAGGATATGAAATTGAAAAAATTGGTACTAATTATGTTGAAATAGATAAAGCAAGAGATTACGATACTGAAAACAATTTTAGAACAAGATTTGATGTTCAAAACTATGTTAACGTTACAAACGTTTATGGTACACCAGATGTAGGATATGTTTCTGGTGATACAGAAGCATTTAAAAACGTAAATCTATTTGATACTGCAACAGCAGTTAGAGGAACTCAACAATCAACTACAGGCGTTACAGTGCCACAAATTGGTAGAGCAAAATCAAAAGGTTTTGAATTAAATAACGGAGTAGCAAGTTCTTTCATATTTGCTAGTTCTAGTTTAACATCAGCAGTTTACAAACATTATCTATTTGATATAGAAATGTTTACTCATTTAAATATAACAACTGCACCTTCATTTACAAATGGAGAAAAAGTAACAGGCGGCACTTCAGGTGCGATTGGTTATGTTCAATCGTTAACTTCAACTAAATCTGCAACAATAACAGGTGTTACACAAGCAAATCCTGGTGTTGTAACAGCCGTTGCACATACATTTAAAGAAGGACAACAAGTTACAATTTCAAGTGTGTCAGGTATGACAGAATTAAATGGTCATGTTTATACGGTTAGAAATCCAGCAACAAATTCTTTTGAGTTATACGATATTGATGGTTTAACTAAAATAGATACTTCAGGTTTTACTTTATATTCATCAGGCGGCGCAGCAACTCATGGTGTTGTAGTACTTAATAACGTTATTGGAACATTTTCAGTTGGCGAAACAATTACAGGTGCAACATCTTCTGTAACTGCAAGCATTCAAAAAAATGCTGTAGGATTTAATGGTGTGCAATCATTTAATTTTAATCAAATTAAACAAATCGGCATGTCAGGATCTCCAACTTATACTGCTGATACATCTACTGATGCAAGTTTTGGAGACAGTTATCAACTATATGGGCAAATATCAATTGCAAATAATGGAACAACAGTAACAGGATTTGGTACTTTATTTAATACGGAATTAACAGTAGGAGATTCTATTACATTCACTACAGATGCTGGAACTTCAATTACAAGAATTATAGAATCTATACAATCAAATACAAATTTACAATTTTCTGTTGCGGTAGGTGCTAGTGATGTATCTACAAAAACAACGGCAATTAGAAACAGAAATGCTTTGCAAGGTGGTAATAAAAATATTTCTATATTTAAATTACCTTATAATAGAATTAAAACTCAAAAGACAGCAAAAAATTCAGGTCAATCAGATACTAATTTTTACGTAAGAAGAAACTTCACAGCAAGTTTATCAAACGGAGCTGCTACAATATCAGCAGGAACAAATGAAATATTTGCTGGTGCTGCTGAAAAAGATTTTATAGTTTCTGTAATGACTACAAGTGGTTCTGCTATTGCAGGTAACGTTTTAAGTATATCCGGTAATAATGGTAACGGCAATCCTATATTTACATTAGGTGGTTCTCCAACAGGAAAAACATTAACATTAGATTTTGGTAGTGCTTATGGTACTGCTAAAATTAAAATTCTTGCTACAGTTTCAAGAGGTGTTGCAAATTCTAAAACAAAAACATTAAATACAGGTTCAACAGTTTCTATTTCATCTCAATCAACTATTCAATCAGGTTTAATTGGTTTAGGTAAAGCAGATGTTTATAAAATCAATTCTGTTTATATGTCTCCAGATTTTAGTACACCGGCTACTACAAGTCATACAAATATTACGAATAGATTTACTTTAGATACAGGCCAAAGAGATAATTTTTATGATATAGGAAGAATTAAATTAAATTCAGGTGCATTAGTTCCTACTGGACGTTTATTAGTTAATTTTGATTATTTTTCACACGGTTCAGGTGATTATTTTGACGTAGATTCTTATTCGATAGATTACACAAATATACCTTCTTATACTTCAGATACAACAGGTGCTGTTTATGATCTTAGAGATTGTTTAGATTTCAGACCAAGAGTTGATGATGCTTCAACTTTAAGAAGTTCAACACAAGATAGACAATATAGCGGAATAGGTGCTTCAGTAGTTGATATTGTAGAATTTAACTCAGATGTAACTTCTGATTTTGAATATTATTTACCAAGAGTAGATAAATTATTTTTAGATAATCTTGGTAATTTTAAAATAGTAAAAGGTGCGAGTTCATTATCACCTCAATTACCTAAAAATTTAGATAATGCTATGCAATTATCTACTATATTCTTAAATCCTTATACTTTAAACACTAACGATTTATCAATTCAAAAAGTTGACAACAAACGATACACAATGAGAGATATTGGTCGTTTAGAAACAAGAATTGCTAATGTGGAATATTACACTCAATTATCTTTATTAGAAACACAAACACAAAATTTACAAATACAAGATGCACAAGGATTTGATAGATTTAAAAATGGGTTTGTTGTAGATAATATGACTGGCCATGGAGTTGGTGATCCTACAAATTTAGATTATAGAGTTTCTATGGACATGGCAAATGGTATGATGAGACCTATGTTTAATTCAGAGTCCGTTCAATTTATAGAAGCTGGAAGTGATGGATCTACAATTACAGAATCTAAAAGATCAAATTCTAATTATAAAAAAACAGGTGCATTAATTACTTTACCTTATACAGAAGTAACTTCTATTGAACAACCTTATGCAAGTCATTATGAAAATGTAAATCCGTTTAGCGTATTTACTTGGGCAGGTTCTGTTACTTTAGATCCACCTAGCGATGAATGGAAAGAAACAAATAGAGTTCCTGATTTAATAGTTAATCAACAAGGTTCTTACGATACTCTTGTTAATAACTTAGGCAATCCTAATTTAACAAGTGTTGAAATAGATACTGTATGGAATGAATGGCAAGATTCTTGGACAGGAGCGCCGGTTGAAACTACTACAAGTGGTGGTGCCTACAGAGGAAGAAATAACGTAGCTGGTAACGGAAGAGGTGCCGGTGGTTGGACAGTTTTAGCACAAGATGTAACTACTACAACTTCTCAACAGATTACTCAAACAAGAACTGGTATTAGAAGTGCATTAGTTCCTAATATTGTACAAACATCTTTAGGTGATAAAGTATTAAGTGTTGCGTTTGTTCCTTTTATTAGAAGTAGAACTATTAATTTCACTGCTACAAGATTAAAACCTAATACAAAAGTTTATCCTTTCTTTGATAATGTTGCTATTGCTTCTTATGTAACACCAACAGGTGGTTCATTAGGTGGCGATTTAATATCAGATGATAATGGTGCCCTTTCAGGTTCTTTTACTATTCCTGATCCTACTGTAGATTCAAATCCAAGATGGAGAACCGGTAAAAAAATATTCAGATTAACAACAAATTCTACTAACGGAGAAACAGATGTTGAAACTTCTGCTGAGGGTGAATACAATGCTCAAGGTTTATTAAACACTGTTCAGAATACAGTAATATCTACTAGAGAATCAATTTTAGCAAGACAAACAGTAACTGATACACAAAATATCACAAGATCATCTACAAGAACAACGCAAGAAATTATACAATGGATTGATCCGATTGCACAAACTTTCTTAATTGATGATACAGGTGGTGTATTTGCTACTTCTGTAGATGTATATTTCAAATCTAAAGATGCAAATATTCCTGTTACATTACAAATCAGAGAAGTTGTAAATGGTTACCCATCAAGAACGATTGTACCATTTGGTGAAGTTGTGTTAAATCCAAGTTCTGTAAATATTTCTGATGATGCTACTATAGCTACTAAATTTAATTTTCCTTCTCCTGTTTATTTACAAGAGAAAACAGAATACTCTTTCTGTTTATTAAGCAATTCAAATAGTTATAATGCTTTTGTTGCAACTATAGGTCAAACACAAATAGGTTCTGATAGAACGATATCTGTAAATCCATACGCTGGTGTTTACTTCAAATCTCAAAACGGCTCTACATGGACGGCCGATCAAACAACAGATATTAAATTTAAAATTAATAGAGCAGAATTTGAAAACACAACAGGTACTGTTACATTAGTAAATGATGTTGTGCCTGTAAAAACATTACCAAACAATCCATTAAGAACAACTAACAGTTCAGGTGTTATTAGAGTATTCCATAAAAATCACGGTATGCACGGAACAAGTAATAGTGTTACGATTGCAGGAGTTCCAGCAGGAACTTATAATGGTATTGCACATACGACAATCAACGGAACATATACAAGTATTTCAAATGTAACTTTAGATAGTTATGATATTACAACTGCTGGTACAGCTACGGCATCCGGTGATATTGGTGGAACTACTGTTACTGCAACGCAAAACATATTATTTGATTTAGCAAATTTAAATATACAAACTTTAACAGTTCCTGGAACAAGCATTAATTATAGTATGTTAACTACTACAGGAAAATCAATTCATGGTTCTGAATCTGAATTTATAACTACAACATTATCTAATGCTTTAAGTATAACAACAGGAAACAATATTTACTTTACATCACCTCAAATGGTTGCAAGTTCAATAAATGAAACAAATCATATGGGTGGTTCTAAATCTTTATTTACTAATTTAACTTTAACTACAACAAATACAAAAGTTTCTCCTGTTCTTGACACTTCAAGAATGAGTATGATTGCTGTCCAAAACAGATTGAATAGTGCTACTTTAGGCAATACACCAAACTTTGTTGATGATACAGCACCTACTGGTTCTTCTTCTTCAGCAATTTATGTTACAAAACCTGTTATATTAGAAAACGCTTCAACAGCAATTGATGTAAGAATTACAGCAAACGTTAGAACTACATCAACTATTAAAGTGTACTATAGAGCTACAAGTTCAACAGAAGTTAGAAACGTAAATGATTTAGCATGGATACCATTTAACACGGATGGTTCTTCAGACTTATCAGTAACACCTGCTCAAGATGATGTTACATTTAAAGAATACAAATATTCAGATGATAATATTACACAATTCACAGCATTTCAAATTAAAATAGTATTAAAAGGAACCAACTCAGCATATCCTCCAATTGTTAAAGATTTAAGAGGAATTGCTTTAGCATTATAAAGGTATTATGAAATTAAAAGTAGAAGGACATGATTATTTAGCTAGAGATTTAAGATCAAATGCTATTATTAATACTTCTAAAAATGATTATCAACTTTATATTAACAGAGTTAAATCACGTGAACAGCAAGGTGATAATATAAGAAATGTTATTAAAGAAGTAAATGTATTAAGACAAGAATTAGAGGAAATCAAATCTTTATTAAAGGAAATGGTTAAAAAATAATGACTGCTAAAACTGTACTTACAACTGATACACTAGAAACGTTTAGAACTACGTTTAATAGTCTATCTACAAATGATATTGGTAATCCTTCAACACTAACATCTACTGCAACAAATTTAGTAGGTGCAATTAATGAAATTAAAGCAGAAGAAGTTACTTTAACTGGCACACAAACAGTAACTAATAAAACTTTAACAACTCCAAAAATTGCTACAATTTTAACAAACAGTGGTACAAATACTGTTACATTGCCTTTAGCAACAGATACTTTAGTGGGTAAAGCAACTACTGATACATTAACCAATAAGACATATGATACTGCCGCAACAGGAAACGTATTTAAAGTAAATGGAAATTCAATTACTGGTTATACAGGTTCTGGTGCTACGATAGTATTATCAGTTGGACCAACAATTACAGGTCATCCAACAGTTGAAGGTGTAACTTCTACAGGTGCTACAGGAACAGGAAAATTTGTATTTGATACAACTCCAACTTTAGGTTCACCAATTTTAACAACACCAAAATTATTAAATAATGGTTACATAGCTGATGATAATGGTAATGCACAAATTAAATTTATTACAACATCTTCTGCTGTAAACCATATATCTGTTACAAACTCAACAACACTTAATGGTCCAAAAATATCCGCAATAGGTAGTGATACAAATATACAATTAAATTTAGAACCAAAAGGAACATCAACAGTAGTTGTTCCAGCTGGATATAAAGATAGAGCAGGATTTAGTACAAACTCTTTAGCTACAAAAGAATATGTAGATACAAAAACTTTTTCAGGAGCGATTGTTAGTGAAACAACTGTAACTCCATCAAATGTTAATGTTACTTTAAACAATGTTCAAATTACAGATACTCAAGGAAATTTTTCTTGTAATAATCCTGGTAAAAAATTAGTTATAGGTCAATCAATAACGATTAGTGGCACTCTTACAGGTACAGGAACTATTGATGGTTATACTACTCCAAAAACTTATTATATAGTAAATACTAATGGTTCTACTACTTTTCAATTATCATCAACAGGTGTTTTGGGTACATATATTACAACAACAGCTGGTACAGTAGATGGATTAACTTGTGTAGCGAGCACATATCAAACAACATTTAACATAACTTATGTTTACAGTAACGTTGCTGTATATTTAAATGGAATTAAATTAGTTGGTGCTGGAAGAGATTTTACAGCAAACGATCAAACAACTGTTGTATTAAATAATGGTGCTTTACCAACAGACGTAATTCAATTTGTAACTTATTAGTAATATGGCAGCTATAGCAAATTTAACAATAGACGCAGGCGCATCATTCTCAAGCGACGTTGATGTTTTAGATAATGATGGTAATGTATTCAGTTTAGTAGGATATACTGCTGAAGGAAAGATGTCTAAAGGATATTCAGAAACATATCCTAGAGTTTATTTTGATATTACTGTTTATGAAAATGATGGTATAGTAACTATAAGTTTAAATCCTGAAGATACTATTCAATTAGAAGATGGCCGTTGGGTTTATGATGTTCAAATAACAGAAACAGCAACTGGTGCTGTAACACGTGTTGTTGAAGGTATTATCACTGTTTATCCTTCTGTTTCAGGTATCGCTTAAGATTCGTATTTAAATACAGCTTTATTTTTACCAGTTTTAATTTCTTTAAAACCGTTTTCTATTAAATAATCACCTATCTTTTTAATATCATAAGTAGTTACATCATCAAATATAAAGACACATTCTTTTGCTTTTCTAGGTAAAAAGAAATCAACTTCTTTCATAACACTAATAGTATCGTGTGGCCCATCAAAATGCACCAAATCATATTTTGTTAACATTATCTTATATTCATTATAGATAGGATAACCATCTGCATATCTTTTGAAAAATTCTGTATCTTCTAAACAAACAAGATGAAACTCAGGATATTCTTTTGTAAAATTTAATAATGCTTCTTTTTTCATATCGTTTGTATAATCACATTTAGTTTGTGGTGCTTCATCTGAATAAGCATAAACAATATTTCCATAAGGATCAATACCCAAATGATTTAATTTTACTTGTGGATGATATTTTCTAAATGAATCTATTATAATCTTACTTCCCATTCCAAGTCTTACACCTATTTCGGCAGTTACACCAATAGGATTTTTTAATAATTTAACTGCTTCATCTAATGATTCATATTCGTGGCTATCACCATTAAATGTTGCTGGTTTATCTTTATTGATAACATCAGTAATTCTAAATGTATTGGCACCAATATGATCACAAAGAACAGTTGTATCTGCAAATATTTTAAAACCTTTCATTTTTGCTTTTCTACAAAAATCTACATCTTCTGATACTGTATTTCTATGATCTAAAGCTGAATGATAAACAAATTGAGGGTAACCTATGCTTCTAAAAACTTCTGATTTAATTAAAACGCAACCCATACCAGAAGCTTCTATCTCTAAGAAAGGAATATTTTTAATCTTTTCATAAGGTATATTTGAACAACCACCAAATTGATTTTTTTCATACACTTCTATAACATGTCTATCGTGATGTCTTTGTCTATATAAACCTGATACCATATCTACATTATGATTTAAAAGTTTTTTAAGAGTATCTGGTGCAAATACAATATCACTATCTACAGAAAACAAATAATCATAGTGAGTTGCCCAATGAGCAATAAGATTTCTTATTTGATCTACTTGATAACCATAAAAGAATTGAAATTGAGTTTTATAGCCTTCAGGAACCTCAAGATTATAAATTGCTTTCATTGTTTCTGGTTCAATATATTTGTTTGTAGGTATTCCTATTAATATTGTTTTCATTGTGTTAGTATCCTATTAGCATTTCTAGTTTGTTCATTCGAATTTACTTTATAGTCATTTAATGGACTTATATCATTATAATTGTAAACTATATCTTGTACTACTTTAATTTTGTTTGGATCTGCTTTTTCTATTAATGTATAAAATATAGAACCATCACCACCTGCTTTGTACCAATTTCCTTTTTCATCTTTGAAATTTCCGTCATTTACATCATTTAATAGATATGCTTTAAATGTTCTTAAATGAGTATAAGGCATGTTCCAATTAAATTTATATTGTCTGTATTTCTTTTCTTTTTTAGTTTCTTGTAAATAATTTTGAGATATCAAAGGTATCTTATCAACCATTGACCAACAAGAACCATAAGTAAACTCAGTTGTGCCATCATATAGATTATTATAGAAATGAAATATTTGATTATCATTTACTAAAGAATCATCACCATCTAAAAACATTATAATATTGTCCATTTGAGAATATTTAATTATAACTTCTATTTGATTTCTTACTGCACCTTTATTTTCTGTATTTTTAATTACTACTACTTTATCACTTTCATATCTTTTGGCAATATCATACGTGTTATCTGTGGAACAATCATCTATAATCACCATTAAATAATTATCATAATCTTGTGTAATAACAGATTGAATACACTTCTCTATATACTGGCCAGCATTATAAGCAGGCGTAACTATAATCATTTTTTGTTGAGAATTTCTAGGAATATAATTTTCTTCATAATTTTCAAATCTTCTACCAAATACAGTTTTAACTCTAGAATTAATATAACTAACTTGTTTATATTCTTCTTTTGAAAGATATTCGCCTAATTTTTTATAGATATGTTGTTTCCATTGTAATGCTACAGAATCCCAACCTACAATACCTTTTATAATATTACAAGCATACATTTTTTGTTGATGTAGATATCTATCAGCATTTGCTCTTAAAACCATATTTACAAATATATCTTCTTGTTGTTTTTTATTAATCCATGGAAATAATCCATTTGGTTCAATTGCATAATCCATCAAATAACAGGCCTGTTCAACTGCTGTTTCTTCTAATGCACCAAAACGAGTTGTAATTAAAGGAGTATTATAAGCAATAGATTCTAAAGTTGAAATACCAAATGTTTCAGGAAATGCACCAGGAAATAACATGAAACTTGCTTTTGTCATTAATTCGGCTATTTCAGATTGTTTTATGATACCTGTAAATTCTACATCTAATTTTTTATATTTTTCATCTGCAACAAGTAATCTCCATTTTTTTTCTTGTTCATCAGGAGCTGCGTTTTCTCTAAATCTATAATAACCACCAATTATTTTTAATTTTGCTTGAGGTATTTGTTGTTTAATTCTTTCCCACATATTTTCAACTAAAGGCAACATACCTTTAGTAACCGAAGCATTATAAACATACAGATAAGGATCTTTTTGTCTTATGTCAACTTCATCTTTATATGTTACAATACCATTACGTGTCATAAAAACTTTTTTCTTTAATACTTCAAAGTTTCTTTTTTTACCATGATCACAATTTGTAACGTAAGCTGTTTGAAAATCTGATAATGTAAAGATTTCATCCATATCACCATGCACCAACATATCTTCTAATAGATGATCTCCTTTAGAAAATGTATCGTGCATCCACATTGCTTTTAATTTAGCATTTTGTTTTATTTTAGAATATCTTTGAGGTTTGAATCCTGCAAATTGGCCATAAAGATGTGGTGGTAAAAAAGGTATTACTGTTCTTGATGATATAACTACATCAAAACTAAAATCGTTTTTATAGTCTAATATTGTGTGATCAATATATTGAACATTATCAAAAATGCCTTCTTTTGATTCTTTATCTATACAATTATTAAATACAGTTACTTTGAAATTCTTTTTGGCTAGTTCTTTTGCAAGTAAAATAACAGCGGATTCAGATCCACCTAACCCTCTTTTGTTTAAGGTATCACCGTCATAAGTCAATCCAATAATGTCAATAATTGCTATAGAAATCATTTAATACAAGTTAATATTATTTATAAATATACTATAACATAATGTAACTGTATTGTCAATCAAAGAAAATTAATAAGAAATGGCCATAATAAAAGGACCTACACAACAAGTAAGAGTAACGTTACCTTCAAAACAGCAAGGACAAACTGGATATACAGGTTCACAAGGACCGATAGGTTATACAGGATCTGCTGGCACAGGTGGTGGCGGTGGAGGTTACACAGGTTCACAAGGTTATACAGGAAGTTTAGGATATACAGGTTCACAAGGTTATACAGGATCAGCAGGTGCTGGTTATACAGGTTCTCAAGGTACCACAGGTTATACAGGATCATCAGGTAGTTTAGGTTATACAGGATCAGCAGGTGCTGGTTATACAGGTTCTGCCGGCTCAACAGGATTTACAGGTTCACAAGGAAATTTAGGTTACACAGGATCTGTCGGTGTTGGTTACACTGGTTCTGCTGGTACAGCAGGCGCTCAAGGTTATACAGGATCTGCCGGCACAGCA